GGATGGTGAGCAGGTCTGCATTGTGACGATGCACACAATCCCCAAGGGGTTAGACAGAAACACTGCGCACGGCCTGCTGGTGCATGAGGCTGTGCATGTCTGGCAGCACAAGCTCGAAGGCATGGGCGAGACAAGGCCCAGCAGCGAGTTTGAAGCGTACTCAATCCAAGCAATTGCCCAAGAGCTGTTTGACCAATACAAGGCACTGAAATGACGCGCCTGATACTGATCAGCGGCACAAAGGCCGCGATGTACGATGACCGCAAAGAGGTGCATGTATGGGACACCAAGGACCAGCAGCACCCGATTGATAAGCTTCATTACCAAGAGCTTGAGCCCCAGGTATGGTCGATTGACTGGCTGAGCGGGATGATGGATAAGGGCAGAAGATTCGATGCCATCACATCCGAGCTTGCGATTGTTTGAAAATTGTTTGCAAAAAGGTTGAAATTTGTTTGCACAACGTCAAACATGCCCTTATAATCCCATCAGCAACAAAGACCGGGAGTTCCGGTCATACGAATAAGCTGGCACCACCGATAGGACAGGTGTCGCCAAAATTTGTGTCATTTGTACGATACGCAGCTGATGCGTGTACTCCGGGGATACGCACTCTATCCCTGATCAGCATGAGTGCTAAGGGCATATGTACAGCGTAAGCCAAGTCCCAATGTACAAGAAGTTTTCAGACTGGCAGTTGCGGGTTAGCGCCGCAGCAGGCGATAGTTGGACCTTTCAAAGTTGTTGACACAGACTGCTTCATGTCAATGCCAGTGTGGTTTTCCCTGCCGCGCCTAGAGTGCTGGTATCCGGTAACGCTGGCCCAAACGGGCGATGCGAACCTGGCAGGCAATGAGCAACGCCGATGATGGCCGAGTTGGGTGTGAGGCCAGCTTGACACCTGGAAAGACAGGACACACACAGCGCAGGGTACACAGCACAGTGCTGCACACCAAGGGCCTGGCGAGCCCCTAACAGCATCAGTCAGCCGACAAACCATCTATACGGTCAACTAGCCCGCCAATATCCGGCAACGGCCAAGTGACCCAGCATTGGAAGCGAATGACAACGCAACCGGGTGAAAGCGCCCCGGTGCCAAATTCAGCAGGTAGTGCAGCAACAGTCCAGCCTCATAAGCTAGGACAACCGAGGGTGCAAGTCCTTCACCTGCTTCCAGATTCGTGAATAGATACTTGAATGGATCTAAAAACGAAAATATCGTTTGAAATCAACGACTTATGCATATGTTCGTTGTGTATCGTGAATAGATACTGAAAACCAATTCAAAGCCTCATCACGGGGCTTTTCTTTTTTACGCTGTAGCTCAGTCGGTTAGAGCCCTGTGTCACTGGTTCAAATCCAGTCAGCGTTTCTTTTCTACTTTCTCCAATGGGGGATCTTCAAGGGGTTGTGATGAGTGATAAACCAAAGCGCATAGATTGGGAATCCGTATTGCGCGATTACCGCACAGGTAAGTTCACTCTCAGAGAACTTGAAGCAAAGCATGGTGTGTCCTATGCACAGATCAGTCGCAAGGCGAAAGCTGAGGGATGGACAAAAGATCTGAAGGATGTAATCCGGCATGCAACAAATGTTGCGCTGTTACAGGAAACCGTAACTAAAGCGCAAAAAGATACAACTGACACGGTTTCTGTGGCCGTTGAGACGAACCTACGGGTCATTCGCGGACAGCACAAGAGACTGGAAGAGATGGATGGACTCTATGCTGATGCAGTAAGAGTTGCCAAGGCAATGCTCTTGGCTCCTGTGGATACGAAAGACTCAATTGCTGCTGTGCAGGCAACAGGAACAGTGTTCAGCACTGGCAAGGGATTGACAGAGCTGGAGCGCAAGGTGTTCGGTCTGGATGATCCAGAGAAGAGTAAGGCAGATTCCTTTGAAGAGTTGCTGAACGCCATCACCAATGGATGAGCAGAAAGTTGAAGGTCTTCGCAGGCTGGCGAACAACTTAGAGTTGTTCAGTGCCCATTGCCTAAAGGTAGCTGACAAGCAGGGCAAAACAGTACCGTTCATTTGGAACTCAGCTCAGCAGCACTTGCATGAGCGCATTGAGCGACAAATGCGAGAGACTGGCAAAGTCAGAGCCATCGTACTTAAAGGTCGTCAAATGGGCATCAGCACTTATGTGTCGGCCCGGTACTACCACAAGACCACGATGAACTTTGGCAAGCGCACGCTGATCGTTGCGCACCAGCAGAAGAGCACGAACAATTTGTTCGACATGGTGAAGCGCTTTCACAAGCACAACCCATTGCCGGTGAGCACAGCGAATTCAAACGCAATTGAGCTGGTGTTTGACAAGCTGGACAGTAAGTTTGCATTGGCAACCGCGGGAACTGAAGATGTTGCGCGAGGGATGACTGCACAGCTGGCGCACCTAAGCGAGTTTGGCTTTTGGTCCAATGGTCAGAAGCACATGGCTGGTTTGGGCAACACAGTGCCTGATACCGATGGATCTGAGATCATCATCGAGTCAACGGCCAATGGCCTGGGTAATGCGTTTCACCAAATGTGGTGCGATGCCGAAGCAGGCAAGGGCGAATACATCGCCGTGTTCTTGCCGTGGTTTGATGAGCCAAGCTACAGAGCGCCAGTCAAAGAAGGGTCTGTACACAGTGATGCGGATAAAGCCTACCAGGCTGCGTACAGCCTCGATGCTGAGCAAATGCAGTGGCGAGCCAATAAGATCGCCACCTACGGCGACCAGAGCTATCTTTGGGAGCAGGAATATCCAGCGACACCAGCTGAAGCGTTTGTATCAAGCACTGAGAACCCGCTGATCAGCCCGACATCCGTCATGGCCGCAGTCAACAGCCTGCACCGCGACAGCACAGCGCCATTGATCATTGGCTGTGACCCAGCTGGTGACGGCATGAATGACGCAGATAGAACAGCAATTGCTTTTCGCCGTGGCCGCGTGTGTCACCGCCTTGAGTATCACAACGGTCTGGACACGATGCAGATCGCAGGCAAGCTTGCAGAGTACGCCAAAGAGATGCAGCCAGCGATGATTTTCGTTGACAAAGGCGGACTCGGTGCCGGGGTGTTTGACAGGCTCAAAGAGTTGAATGTGCCGGTGATCGGTGTCAACAGCGCCACTCGGGCCAATGACTCTGAGATCTACGAAAACAAGCGAGCTGAGATGTGGTGGACCATGAAAGAGTGGTTGGATGACCAGCCCTGCCGCATACCGAACAACGCCGCGCTGATCAGTGATTTGACTGCGCCGCAACCGACAGTTTCATCCAATGGCCGCAAGCTGTTGGAGAAGAAAGAGAAGATGAAAGCGCGTGGGGTAAGGTCAAGTGATGGAGCCGATGCGCTGGGGCTCACCTTCGCTGAGCCAATTTCAAACGCCCAGCCTCAATACGCAATGTACCGAGCGCCAAAAGCCGCGCCAACAAACGCAGGCTACTGAGGCCACGAGTGGTACCCGGTACCACTCGTGGTGAAAAAACAACAGCACTCTCACTGATAACCGTTATCAGTGACAAATCAACTAGGAGCCATTATGGCAAATCAGAAATTGGGAGAACTGGCTAACGGTGATGTTGTCAGCGGGATGGCTGAATTTTTTAATAATGCAACCGCCAATGAGGGCAACGCGCCCATTGCAGATCATGCTGACGACGCTAAGCTGTTGAAGGAGGCTGAAGCTTCTGGCGTGGCTCGCATTGCGCCGCCGAAAGAGTCATTCAGCCAGGCGTTCGCTGCTGCTCGTAAGGCTGGCGATAAGGTGTTTACCTTCAATGGCAAGAAATACACCACCGAGATGAAGGGTGAAGCAAAGAAGCCAAGCACAGCCCCCAAAGGCGTGAATAGCATCCGTGCTTCTGATGCGCCACAGAGCTTTGATGCCGCAAAAGGCAAAGAGACACAGGTTCCCGCTGGATCCACCCAGACAAGTCGCGGCAAACCAAGCAAGCCGATCACAGAGACGGTTCGCGCTGGCTATCAGGGTCCAAGGCAAGAGACATTCGCTGAGCGTGAGAAGCGTCAAAGCGGCAAGAGCATCTATGCGGGCAGCATTGCAGACATCAAAGACGCTGTCAGCTCGATTGACAAGCGACTGACAAACGCAGCCAAATGAGCGACGCACTCCAATACGCGCTGGCATCCAAAGAAGCAATGGCTGACCGGCCCGCGCTCGTCTTGGGTGCTTTGGGTGCCAAGCTGCTGATGGAGTTTGCCAAGGCTGAGAGCGAACGCCGCCTGACTGAAGAGCGTTGGCTGAAAGATCTCAGGCAATACCGTGGTCAGTACGACCCCGAAGTGCTGGCCGCACTGGGTGTGAACCGCTCTAAGGCGTTTGTCCGCAAGACCCGCGTCAAGGTCAAGACGGTTGATTCTCGCGTTGAGGATTTGCTGTTTCCTTCTGGCTCAGAGAAGAACTGGGAGGTCGATTCGACACCAGTGCCAAGCGTGCCTGAGCAGCTACGCAAGGCTGTGATAGGCCAGTTGCAGCAGATGGCTCAACAAATGGCCCAACAGAACCCCAATGGGCCTGTGCCACCTATCACCAAAGAGATGGTGGACAAAGAGATCCTGAAAATCAGCAAGGCGGCATCGAAAAAGATGGCCGTGGTCATTGATGACCAGCTGACTGAAGTCGCCTACAAGAAGATTTGCAAGATGGCGATCCATTCGGGCCACCTTTTCGGCACTGGGATCATCAAAGGCCCGCTGGTTGAGCGCCGTGTGCGTTCGACTTTCGTCAATGAGAATGGCAAATGGGTCGAAAAGAGCGAAGCCTATGTGGTGCCGTTCATTGACTATGTGCCGGTGTGGCGTTTTTACCCTGATATGGGCGCTGACGAGCTGTCAAAGTGCCGCTATGTGTACGAACGTCACCAAATGACCCGTGCGGATCTCACAGAACTGGCAGATCGCAAGAGTTTTGACCGCGAATCCATCCTGAATTACCTGAAAGCCAGCCCAGAAGGGCAGACTACAGTTAAATACATCGACAACGAGCTGAAGTTAATCGGTGAGCGCACGGAAAATCAATCCGGGACAGACGGCAAGTTCGAGGTTTTAGAGCGTTGGGGCTGGTTACTTGGTGAAGAGCTGAAATCAGTCGGCATTGAGGTCGATGAAGACCGCTGCCATGAGTCGTTTTTCTCCAATGTGTGGCTATTGCCCAATGGCGAGGTGATCAAGGCCGTTTTGCAGCCGATTAACGGCGTGACATGGCCGTATCACATCTACTACCTCGATAAAGACGAGACAAGCATCTTTGGTGACGGTCTGGCAACGATATTGCGCGACGATCAGACGATGTTGAATGCATCGACTCGCATGATGCTGGACAACGCAGGCATTACGTCTGGCCCAATGGCCGAGGTGAATGTCAGCTTGCTATCCAACATGGATGACCCCACTGATTTGCATCCGTGGAAAGTGTTTTTACGCAATGGTTCGCAGCCTGGTGTGCCTGCTGTTCGAGCCATCGAGTTGCCCAGCAACCTGCAAAACCTATCAGGGCTTGCTGATCGCTTTGAGCAGAACCTTGATGAAGTGTCGGCAGTGCCGCGCTACATGACTGGTGAGAATGTCAGTCAAGGCGCAGCAGGTACAGCTTCTGGCATGAGCATGCTAATGGGCGCTGCCAACATCATGATCAAAGATCTGATCGGCAGCTGGGATGACGGCGTTACGACACCATTCATTCGCGCCCTGTACCGCTGGAACATGCAGTTTCACCCCGATAACAGCATCAAGGGCGACTTTGATGTGCGTGCCCGTGGATCCTCTTCGCTGGTAGCGCGTGAAGTGCGAGCCCA